TCAAGACCGAATCCTTCGCCGAGCATAAGGCGCTCAACGCGTACTATGATGGTATCTTGGAGTTTACCGACAACTTTACCGAGTCTTACTTCGGTTACTACGGGCGGTTGGATATCACAATCCCACAATCTACTGCGGAAGATGCCATTACTCACTTGAAGTCATTAGCAAAGACCATCGATGAGGAGTACAAGAACTACCCTCATTGCTTGCAGAACATATTGGATGAGATGTCAGGTCTTATCTACAAAACCTTATACCTATTAACACTTACCTAAGATGAAAATTTCACAGTATAACGTCGACAGTTCCCCGACAGTATCAGATAAACTAATTGGAACAGAAGTATCATCCAGCAATGAAACTAAGAACTATACTATTGGTTCTATTGCTTCCGTATGTGCTAGTGTTTTTCAATTCACTCCTGTGTTGGTTGCTCAGTCCACCGTGACTCAAGCACCGAGCGCTTTGGATACTCCATTGCAAGTTACCTTTGGCGCTGCGCAAGGAACGTCAGGCGATGCTGTGATGATATCATCAGGTGGCTTGATTACTTTCAACGAAACTGGATTGTATCTGATCAATGGATACGGAAGCGTAGAGCGTCAAGGTTCATCAGGTGGTACGGCCATCTTGTTGTTCAGATTCTTGGTGAATGGCACACAAGCCGGTAGCGTTAAGGCATTCCATTTGGATACACCCAACTTAAGTACTCCATACGAGATTACTTTCCCAATCAACATTACAACTGCCGGTGTGACTGCATCGTTCGAAATCATGCGCGATAGTTCAGGCACCAATGCTGGTGGTCTGTACCCGCACACCAACTTGGGTGGATGGAGCAACGTACCTTCAGCCGAGGTGAACATCTGGCAACTCCAGTAACATCAATAACAAAATCAAATCTAATCAAATGAAATATGGACATCAGGAAAATAGCGATTGGTCCAGACTACAAGAGCGGGGCTATGCATTATATCGTCGGGCAGAAAGTGCTTGGCGATACCAATGAGATACACCTAATCAAGTACGACGAGCGTAAGCAATCGATCAAAATCTACATCATCAACCCCAAGCAAGAGGTTGTGCTTTGGAAGGAGTTTTCTTCCACCATCCCTGTATCCATAGAATACAATATTAACTATTGATGCAGTCACCATTTTACTTTATCGCCAAGCCAGTAAAGGGGAGGCGATATAATAACACCAAGGAGATTGGTGGGATCGAGTTGATAATCAGCACCTCTGAAGAGGATCATAAATTCTCAAACCGAGAGGCAGAGGTCATTGAAGTACCCCGTGGGTACGAAGGGCCTATTGTTCCGGGAGATATCTTATTAGTACACCACAATGTTTTCAAATTCTACAACGACATCAAAGGCAATCGAAAGAGTGGGAAGAGTTTCTTTCGTGAAGATTTATTTTTTATCGAACTCGACCAGTTTTTCCTATACAAACATAGCGGGCAGTGGCATGCATACGATCGATATTGTTTCGTCAAGCCCATACCTGTACAGAAATCATACATCTTCAAGCCGTTCAAGGAAGAACCCCTGATGGGGGAGATGGTCTATCCAAACGATTACCTGATCAGCAAGGGGGTAAATGCGGGCGACCTCGTCTGCTTTCAGCCTGAGAGCGAGTATGAGTTTGAGGTGGACGGAGAGAAGTTGTACCGAATATACGATCATCAGATAACAATTAAACTATGAACTTAGGGATATTAGACAACGTGTTGATAGATCCGAATAGGTATATCAAGGAGATTAACGAGAATGAGTTTATTGATGTGGTGGATGGCGATAAAGTATTCCACAACATTCAGCCAAGATCCAATGTCGATATGTTTGCGCGCATAGCGATGGCTTACTTAGGTCCGAAGTTTTACGTGACGTTCAACTTTGTACGCAAGTCACCGCTAAATCAACAGGAGCCAAACTTTATCCATACGGATGAGATGATGGGTGATGTTACTGCGATACTTTATCTTAGCAAGGATCATCCACAGGATGATGGCACTACCATCTACGATGAGAATGGCGATAAGTCATGTGTGTTCTATTCAAAGTTCAATCGTATGGTATTGTTTGACTCTACCCTACCACACTCAAGGAATATCTTTGAGAACTTCGGAGAGGGTGATGATTCAAGATTGATACAAGTTGCATTCTTAAAGTCACAGCCATGATAGATAACAAGGAAATCAAACTCAAGATCATTGAGGCTGGCTACGCTGCCGTAGAAAGGCTGATTAAAGTAGCACAGGAAGATATTATCAAGCCGGGAGAAGACGATGAACTAGCAGCAGACAGGCTAAAGAATGCTGCGGCTACCAAAAAGTTGGCTATATTTGATGCATTCGATATTCTAAACCGCATCATTACGGAGAAAGAGAACATCGATATGGTTGAGAGTGGCCCTAAAAAATCAGATTCTAAACGTGGTTTCGCAGAGAGAAGATCAAAATAACCTGTACGTTGACCTGAAGGACTACGTTCCAAAGACGGTCTTGAACCACAAGAACGCTCTGAAGGGATGGCGCTATGGGTACAACGAGCAGTACGACATGGTCGTAATATCCAAGACGGGGCAGATAGGGCAGATCATGAAGATCTCGGGCCTCATCATTGCTCTGCCATTGGCACCCGACAATGTGTACTCTCGCAGTAAAAAGATAGCCGAGCAGTACTGGGAGCGTCAAGAGTACCCCAAAGAACTACAGCGTATTCAATCAATCTTCCAATGGAACGAACTCCCATCGGAGTTTAAGGATCGGTGGATTGATCATATCGAAAACCATTACGACAGCCGTGAGCAGGGATTTTGGTTCATGAACTATGGCGAACCCACCTACATCACGGGAAGCCATTGGATGTACCTTCAGTGGTCTAGCATCGACGTTGGATACCCCGACTATCGGGAAGCCAACAGGATATTCTTTATCTTTTGGGAGGCATGCAAGGCGGACATTCGTTGCTTTGGGATGATCTATCTGAAGATACGTCGTTCGGGATTCTCGTTCATGTGTTCTTCAGAGGTGGTAAACATCGGTACATTGGCACGCGATTCAAGGGTAGGTATTCTATCTAAGACCGGTATCGATGCCAAGAAGATGTTCACCGACAAGGTCGTTCCCATCAACAGCAAGTTGCCGTTCTTCTTCAAGCCGGTGATGGATGGTATGGACAAGCCGAAGACTGAATTGGCATACCGAGTACCAGCATCGAAGATTACCAAGAAGAACATGTACGATGTTTCGATGGATGAGATTGATGGATTGGATACCACCATTGACTGGCGTAACACAGAAGAGAACTCATATGACGGGGAAAAGTTATTGTTCTTGGCTCATGACGAGAGTGCGAAGTGGGTTAAACCAAACAACATCCTCAACAACTGGCGTGTAACCAAGACTTGTTTGCGTGTTGGTAGCAAGATTATCGGCAAGTGCATGATGGGTTCTACATCCAACGCACTGAGCAAGGGTGGTGACAACTACAAAAGACTATACGAAGATTCAAATGCAGCAACTAGAAATGCTAACGGACAAACTAAGAGTGGTCTATACAATCTATTTATCCCAATGGAGTGGAACATGGAGGGCTTTATCGATCGATATGGTATGCCTGTGTTTAGGACTCCTAGCAAACCGGTAAGAGGCGTAGACAACAACTGGATTAAGATTGGAGCCATTGATTATTGGGAGGCGGAAGTTGCCTCGCTCAAGAACGATGCGGATTCGTTGAACGAATTCTATCGTCAGTTCCCACGCACAGAGTCACACGCATTCCGTGATGAGAGCAAGTCATCGCTTTTCAACCTTACCAAGATATACCAACAGATTGACTACAATGACTCACAAGTGTTAGCCCACACGGTAACACGCGGTACTTTTATGTGGAAGGATGGCATCAAGGATACCAAGGTGCTGTTCGTTCCCGACAACAGGGGTAGGTTCTTGGTTAGTTGGATTCCCGACGCTAACATGCAGAACAGCATGATCACACGCAACGGGATCAAGTATCCCGGCAACGAGCATCTTGGATCGTTCGGTTGTGACTCGTATGATATCTCGGCCACCGTCGATGGGCGTGGGTCTAATGGTGCATTGCATGGGCTGACCAAGTTTCACATGGACAACGCTCCTACCAACGAGTTCTTCCTTGAGTACATATCAAGACCACCAACGGCGGAGATATTCTTCGAGGATGTGCTGATGGCATTGGTGTTCTATGGTATGCCGGTGCTAGCGGAGAATAACAAACCGCGATTGCTATACCACTTGAAGAACAGAGGCTACCGAGGATACAGCATCAACCGACCCGACAAGTTGTACAACAATCTGTCCAAGACAGAGCGTGAGTTGGGTGGTATACCAAACTCATCGGAGGATGTGAGGCAGTCGCACGCTGCGGCTATCGAGTCCTACATTGAGAAGCACATTGGGTTTGACTTTGAGGGTAGGTACAGAGACCCTGACTTGATAGGCACAATGCCATTCAATAAGACGCTTGAAGACTGGGCAAAGTTTGATATATCCAATAGAACACGCTTCGATGCATCAATCAGTTCGGGCCTCGCTATTATGGCAAATCAAAAACACCTATATTTACCTGAAAAAAAAGAATCAAAAATTAGCATTACTTTTGCAAGGTACTCAAACAAAGGGGATATAAGTGAAATCATTCGATGAAGGACGTCTTAGTTAATATATCAGCCACGGGATTCCCAGATCAGTTCGTCTCTGATCAGGAGAAAGCGTCGGCTGAATACGGTATACAAATTGGGCAAGCCATCCAGTATGAATGGTTTCGCAAAGACGGAAACCAATGTAGATATTACGGTCAGTGGAGAGACTTCCACAGACTCAGGCTTTACGCTCGTGGCGAGCAGTCTGTACAGAAGTACAAGAACGAACTCGCTATCGATGGCGATTTGT